GATATAAGCTTTAATTTTAGTATTGAAGATTTTGTTTTGGAAAATAACTTTATCTCCAACATTTAATTTATCCCAATCATCTTTATGATCAAGTGATTGAATGAAATTAACTAAATCAACTGTGATCGTTCTATTGATTTTCTTTTGTTTCTTCATTTGTTTTACAGCGTCATCATATAATTCTTGAGCGTCTGTATGATTTTCTTCATTCCAAACAGACTCAAAAACATATAACTCACGTTCTTTATAAAGTTTTTCAGATAAGAAATTCTTAGCATTCATTGAGCGTATTACACTTGCTCTTTGATCTTCAAAAGCTTTTAAACGTCTTTCGATTGAAGCAACTACTTTTTCTTGATCTTTTACTAAAGTTTTATATTTTTCTAAGTTATATTTTTCTTCGATTTTTTTAGTATCTTCTTCTTCATAATCTCCTTCAGAAGAACGAGTGTATACAACTCTTAGATTAGCGTTTGCACTTAATATTTCAAGAGGGTATTCTAATTGTTTTTCAAACTTAGTAGCGTCATTGAACTTACCAGTCTTCAGTTTAATATACAACCATTCACCACTTGGAATATCATACTGTTTATTATTGAATTTAATTCTAGTGAAACTACCATCATTTCTAATCATGATTAAATAATATGATGATTTAGGTACAGTGATTTTGAAATTCTTAACCTTTGTTCCTAAGTCAATATATTCTGATTTAGGTTTAACTAATTCAACACGCTCATTTAGTCGTTGAAGTGTAGCACTTAATTGATTTAATCTGAAGTCTTCTTGTGAATGCTCTTTAAGAATTGCACTATATTGTTTAGATAATTCACCAGCTTGATCCTTCTTACTAGCATAAAACTCTTGATAATCTAACAAAGCGTGACATAATTCATCAGACATATAATCACTGTGTTGTAATACATTTCTGTTATTATCACGTTTGAATGGAGACATGAAATAAGAGAAGTCTTCAATATAAGAAGAGCCAGCTGGGTTAACACTTTGAATTGTTAAACCACTTTGACCAAATGGATATAATCTAGTAACGATATCCTTTGAAACAAATTGATCTTCAAATGATTTTAAATAACTATTTTCCCTAACTCTTAAACCACGATTTGTACCAACATTGTCTTTGTGATAGAAACTGATTGTTCTATTAATGTTGTTATAAATAGCAACTGCGTCAAAAAGAGAACAAATATTATCAATAAGAGCGTTAACAGTTGTATTAGAACCAGTTAACTCACGTTTAACATTAATAATTTTTCCATCAACATGTCCAAGTTTCCATAGTGGAGCATAAATTGATAAGATTTTGTTCATCATTTGAGGGATAGTAGAGCCTAGTAATTCAATTTCATTTGCAGCTTTCTTATTTAATTCAGACGCTCTTGAGTCTAGATTTAATGTAATAAAGTCAGAGTCATTAGCAGATTTTTTAATATCATCAATTACAAAGATATCTCTATATCCGTTATATCTATAATCAATTAAGTATTTATTTTTTACTAAATCAACTACTTTATTTCTTTCGATTTGCTTAGTGTCTTCACTAAATACTTGTAATGGTAAATCAAAATGTAAAGTGTTTACATTAGTGAATTTGAATGTTCCACCAAGTTTTGAAAAGTCTGCAATTCTTTCAATTCTAGTTCCATCTGGTTTACAAAGCCATAATTTTGGGGTAGGTCTCTCCTCAAATGTATATGCAAAATGGTTATTTAAAGTCATTTTGTTTCCTCCTTATATTCTTAAAAAACTCAAATATAAAAGAGCCACAAAAGTGACTCTTTATAGTAATACAAATTGATATTTAATTGTCAGTTTAAAATTGCCCGCGAATTCTAAATCATTACTTCCAATACCTAATCTGATAAAGTTATCGTCATGTGCGTCATATTTAAAATATGGAGCTGGTCGAGAAGAATAAATTTGTTCGCTTGCACCAATCATAGTAATTGTCTCACCAGCAAGATTATCACTGATGATTGTTTGTTGATTGGTGTCTAAGTTTCTTACTAATATATCTGAGCCATTCGTTGACTCAAATGTAAAAGTAGGGTAAACAGGTTTATCACCAAAGTTATAAACTGTAATTTTACTGTTAGCTAAGTTTGAAATTAAATCAATCTTATTTGAATTCAGTTTAACGAAATTAATCAAATCTGGTAAAAGCTTCGCAGTTTCCTCTTTGATTGATAAAACTTGGTGATAATATGGTTGCAAGTCAGCCCACTGATACTTTTTCATATCATCACCGAACGATAAACTCTGTAAAAGTAGGTTGAATTTTTGCAATAAAATCGTTGTTTTATCCCGAAGTGGTCTGAAGTTAATTGTTGGATCTCCGCTTACTTTAGCGAAGTTATCAAGTAATTCAACCTTCATTCGAGTGAAATTAGCTTTGTATTTATTAAGGAATGCTAGATATTTCTTATAAGGTGTATAAATAATATCTTCTATTTTAGTTCCTTTACCTAATTTCTTTTTATTAACATCACTTAATTCCCACATATCTATATAATTAATTTTTCCAGCTGTATCTAGAAAATCTAATTCGAAATAGTCGTGAGCGTCAGTATGTGGGTATTTATTTTTAATTTGCTGGTCAGTCAATGTATCGAATTCTGCATATTCATCGTCTGTAACTGCAAATACTCGAATATGTGATAACATTGCTTTATCAGTTGGAGTGGCTGCACTGATAGTAATATCATGATCTGACAAGCTACCAATAAACTTCATCTTTGTGAGTAGTGAAGTAGTATTGGTTACTGTGTTTTTACCAACTTTGATAGTAGAATTTTTATTTAAATCATCTGCAATCACTACATATTTTTGCATTTTTTGAATGGAAATAGGAGAGGTTAAAATACCACCATCAGTAATTTGCTGAAACTCACTTACTTTATTAATAGTAAAAGCACCATTATCTCCTTTTTGAGTCCAACCTTCACCAATTCCATCACTAGAACTATCTAAATCAAAAGTACCACTATGGCCTAAAAGGTTTCTTCTATATTTAAATTCATGGACTAAACCATCTGTGATTTTATAAGTATCTTCATGAATTCTAAACTTTCCACCATTACCATGAAATCTAATGTAGTAATTTCTGTTATTAATAGGGTAGAAACGTTTTCTAAGTTTTACATTAGTTAATGATAAACTTTTGTCTTTATTTAGAACAATTCCACTTTTATTACCAGAGATAATTTTCCAACCATCTGGAATACTATCTTTATTCTTATCTTCAAAAAATTCTTCAATATTTGCATAGTTTGTTCTAGCAGTGTATTGCTTAATTTCATGAGAGAAAGTTTCTTCTAATTGAACAATACTATTTAATTCGCTTTTGAATTCAGTAATTAATCTGTCTGAACCTGATCGACTAAAGTCATATTCATCAATCATGATTTCAGAATATCTTCTTGGACTATTAGTTTGGAATTCTAAGTCAACATAACCATCATTGATTACATTATGAGTTAAATTAGAAGCTCCAGTAATCATTGCATAAACTACAATATTTAATGCAGACTCTTCTTCATTGTCAAATCTAAATTCTTTAAAGCCAGCAGTGTCAATCATTCGTCTTAACGTCATAATATTATTCAATGTGAATTTATGTTCATCAAATAATAATCTAACTTTAAATTTAAGCGGTTCTTCAGTATAACCTAGTAAATAAGTCTTCTCACTGAACCTTGTTTTTTCAATAGTAGGCGTACGGTCAGCAAGGAACGTGTCGCTTGCTAAACCGTTGTCTACTTGTACATTTTTTACATTGAAATCACGAGTATGATAACCGTTAAAAATAAAGTGGGGAGCATTTCTCAGCTCTGTATATTCCATTGAGAATATATCTGGCACTTATCTCATCTCCTCACAATCTTATAATACGCCTTGTTTTCTCATGGCAGTTGCTAAGTTATTAGCTAATTTATCTGCTTCAGCTTTTGTACCGTTGAAGTTTTCAATGTTAACTAATGCTTTAGCAGTCGTTTTATTATTGTTAGTAACTGTTTTACTTGGTTTTACATCTTTAGGAAGGTTAACAGGTTTGATATCTAAACCTTGAAGTATAGTAGTAGGGGATAAACCATTAACTTTCTTAATGGCAGCGATTGTAGCTTCATCAACCTTAGTAGGTTTTAATTTTGAATTAGGTACTGGGTTCAAATTATTTTTTTCTTGTTTCTGAAGTTCTTTAGATAAAGAAGACAAACCTTTAAAAGAAGCAGCAAGACCATCTAATATTCCTTCACTAGTAGAACGTCCAATTTCTTTCATATTATCGTTGACGTATTTAGTTAAGTCAGCAATTAGAGATTTATATTTATCAATTTGACCTTCCATAAGTGACTCTTGGATCGCATTAAATCTTCGTGTATCACCAATTAAGTCTTGGAAAGCTTTATTTAAATCTTCTTTTTGTTCTTGTATTTGTTCGTTTTTATCGTTTAGCTCATCTTGTAAAGCTTTTCTTCTGTCATCACGTTTTTATTGTTAATGAACATCGTATAGTCTTCTTCTTGTTGTTTTAATTGTTCTCTTAAATCTTTAAGTTTCTTTTGGTTAGCTAAACTATCGTCACCACTTCTTTGAGCAATTTCATCTCTAATTTTATCCATTGCTTCAGTTCTATCACGGACATCTTTATTGAATGACTCTTGAGTTTGTTCATCATCAATAAGTTTAAGCTTTTTGTTGATCATTTTTTCGTATGCTTTGTATTCATCATCATACGCTTTCGTGGCAACCTCTAGTTGTTTTGAATAGATATCCTTAATTTGATTTATAACACTGTTAGCCATATCATATTTCAAATCATAGAGACCTTTATTATTATCTCTAATAGCATTTTTGGTTTCAATTAGAGCTTCTTTGATTTTTTGAGCTTGAGTAGGGACAGATTTATAAATCTCATACATGTCTTGAAGTTCTGATTTATTTTGTTCAAGTGCTTCTTTTTCTTTTAAGTAACCTTTGAACTTAGCTTCTTGATTTTTTCGGTATAGGTCAATTTGATATTCTTGTGAAATGAAACCAGCTTTATAATCAGCTTTAGACAACTCGTTTTGTGCGTCTCTTAAACGATTAGCGTTTAATTGAAGTTGTCTTTCTGTATCAACTTCAGCAGCTTCAGTAATATATTGATGAGCGGCTAGGGTAGCGTCATCATAAGCAACTTTCATTTCTTTAATTTGTTCTTTTACTTTTTGTTGTAATTCATGGTTTTTACCCGTTAATTTTAACTGGCGTTCTAATTGTTTGATATAGAAATTAATGTAACTAGCTAGTGACTTAGAGTCTTTAGCTTGTTGTCTACTTAGGGATGAACTTTTCAAAGCCTGTTTATTATCGGCTAAATCAAGTTTTTCTTTTTGTTTACCCATCTTTTCAATTTTAGCTGAAACTTTACCTACACGGTCTTCATATTCATCAAGAATTTGATCAATCATTGAAGTAGCAATTTCACCAGAAGCAGTTTGAATACCAGCTTTTAAATCTCTTATATTTTGTTGAGCGTCTCGCTTCATTGTTTCAAACTCATCACGATTTACTGTATTTTTACCAAATATTTTATTTGCATTCTTCTTCAATGCTTTATTAATATATTGTATTTTTGAGTCTTCGAAATTAACTTCAAGTTGTCTAGAAGCTTGAAGTTGTTTATTTTTATTACGCCATTCTTTAGTATTTCTACCTTTTTCGAATTCGATTTTGTTTAATTCGTATTCTAATTTAGCAGATCGTGCTTCTTGTAATGTTCTCCAATGATCATATTCTTCTACGTGAGATTTTTGGATGTTATAAAGATTTTCACTTTTTTCTTTAGCAGTTTGAACTTCTTCAAGCTGTTTATCCATTAACGTTTTTCTAAGCTCATCAACTTTTTGCTTCATTTCTTCAGCTTTATTATGTGCGTTAATTGCTTGTTCAATTTTGTTTAAACGCTCTTGTTCAGCTTCATTTAAGTCTTCAGCCATTGCAGCACTGATAGAACCAGACATCGCTGAATGTCCAGAAGTTAGCGAGCCTAAGTTTAGACTACCGCCACCAGAAACTCTAGTATATCCATATTTAACAGGATCGACTGCTCTATGAGCACCATTGAAAGTGTTCATAAATGTACCAGAAGGAGTTTTTCCTAAGTTTGCTTGTACGTGAAGGTGAGGGCCAGTAGAGAAGCCACCTAATCTTCTATCATACGTAGTACCAACGTTACCAACAATTTGTCCAGCTTTAACTCGTTGTCCTTTTACCACTCTTGCCGGGTTCTTCATATGCATGTATGTATAAGTATTTTTACCATCAAATATAGATAGTGTATTACCACCACCAGTCCATCCTTTAAAAGTAACTATACCTGAACGTGCAGCTTTAATAGGTGATCCGTTAATAGTAGCACTCGTGATATCTCTTCCGTGATGGACACCACCACCATTATATCGTCCGAATTGTCTATCTAAGATATAAGCGTTTCTATCTGAAGTAAGTGGTTTACCATTTGTTCCAGCGACCACGCCACCACTTAGGAAGCCAGATGAACCATTAGTACCTTTAAATTGTCTGTAATACTTTTTAGCTGCCGCATTACGTTCTCCTTGTGCTACAACACCAGCACGTTCATATAATCTTTGGAAAGAGTTTGCTGCACCAATAACTGAAGTAGCTGATTTAAGTCCTCGTAAAGCATTAACTTCAGTAGTATTTAATTCTTTCCAAATGAAGTCAAGTTGAGTATTTAAGTCTTTCCAGCTTTTTCCTCTTCTAGCAGCATAATTTCTTAAATTATTTGCACGCCCAAATGAAAGTTGTACTAAACCAATACCAGTACCGCCTTGTTCTTGAGCTCCCGGTTTAAATCTAGACTCACGTTCCATATTACCCATGATACCCGCAACAGCATGATCAGATAACCCTTTAGATTTAAAGAAATTCCAAACCTTAGCTTGAGTTGAATTACCGGTATATCGAGAAATACGACCAGTTTCTCCATCATCTAAATTATTTGCAGTATATTCATAGTAAGGAACATTAATATCTTTACCAACTAAACCATACTCAATAACTTTACCTTGAGCGATTTGTTCTTTCATTGACTCGATTTGTTTTTTAATCTTAGCGGTCTTTTCATCGAGCAATTTATTTTCTGCTTTAAGTGAGTTACGATAACTGCTTGACCAAGTTGCGTATTTTTCAGTTAAAAGTTTTTGTTTCTCTAACTTATTATTAATTTTATCTAAAGCCATACTTAATTTATCAGCAACATAAGTAGTAACTGTAAATTGCTTATAAAGTTGTTTAACTGTGACACCAGCTTCTTCAGCTTTTTCTTTAGTTTTTTCTAATTCTTTATTAGTACCATCTAAACTGTCAGACGCTTTATCCGCACCTTTAGCAGTTTTACCTAAACCACTACCAGCTGAGCCAGCACTGTCACCAACATCTTTTAAGCCACTAGCAGCGTCATCTAAGCCTCTACTAACACCAGCAGCTTCATTCTTAGCTTCATTGAATGCACCATTAAGTGAGTTGAATACATTACTGATATTACTTAGGTTAGAAACGTTTTGGAAATTGTTAGCACCGATAAGAGCACCCGGATTGAACATTTTACTGTCATCAAAACCATCTGCTCCAACTTCACCAGCGTCAACACCAAGAGATTTCATATCCTTAGCTACGCTACCAATATATTTTTTCCACTTACTACCTAAGATTTTCATCAATTGGTTCTCTAATGCTTCTTTTTTCTCATTCAGAGAGCCATAGTTAGATAAGTCAATATGGTAAGCTTTTGCGATAGCGTCTACTACTTTAGCTTGTTCTTCAGCTGAACCATTGTAGTAAAGGTCTGTAATTTTAGCTTTGACTTCTGTTAAACTCTTATAGTTTTTAGTATCAATACCATAGTTTTCCATTAAGTAGTTGGATAGGGCAGAGTCAGCTCCAGCTACCGCCTTATAGTATGATGAAGAGTTTTCTAATTTAGTTTTAAGGTTTTTGTTGTAGTTATCAGTTTCTTCATTTTGCTTTTGCATGATGAAGTTACTTAAAGCTTCCTGATCTCCAGCGACAGCTAAAATTTCGTCTCCATACTTCTCAGTTAATTCAATTAAAGTTTCTGTACTAAGTGTTCCTTGAGATTGTAATTCTCCCATCGCTTTTCCAAGTAATTGAGAACTTTCAATACCAGCACGCATTGAGTCTGCTAACTCTTTATTTTCTTCAGAAGCTTGGTCTGAAGCGTCAGCATTTTGTAATTTAGCACTTGAGTTACGTCTTGTTTCAGCAGTATTCTGTTTGATTTTCTTAGATTGATCAATAGTAACTTTACCAGCTTTACTTACTGAAGCTCTAAAGCCTGTTTCTGCTTGTATATTTTGTTGAAGAGATTTTTTCAAATCTTTCATTTGAGATTTACTCATGTTTGCCGCTTTTGCCGCTTGCATAATACCTTTAGCAACTTTAGAGTAATCACGTTCTACGTCTTTAAGAGCAGCAATTTTAGCAGATTGGTTAGCAGCATTCTTAAACTTTTTAACAGAGGCTTCATAACTAGCCATCTTACTCTTGAAGGACGAGCTTTTAACTAATGAAGTTTCAAATGACTTAAATGTTGCTTGTGCAGCTTTACCAGATTTCGCTGTTTTCGCAACTGAGTTAGAAATTGTATTCATCACTTGTTGACCAGTAGTACCAAGTTTCTTCATTGTTGCTATCTGGTTAGTGAATTGTTGCTGTGCAGTTAATACCGCAGCTCTTGTTGCCTGATTTGCTTGACCAGTTTTAGTAATATAATCTTGTAAAGCTTGTCTAACTTTTTGTAAGTGCTGAACTTCATTTTGTCTATTCTTAGTTTGAGATTGAGCAAGTTGCTTATCAACTTGTTCTAATGCTTTTTCAGCTTGGGCTTGACTCTTCACTTTTTGGATAGTGGCATTAATTTTGTTAATGTTACTATTATCAGAAACAGTAGTAGGACGTGCTTGTTCCTGAAGTTTCAACTCTGGTGTTTGACCAAGTTGATACCATTTTTGACCTCTGTTTTTCTTAGCTAAGCTATCTTGTTCTTTGATGTAAGCGTCTTGCTCTTCTTTTTGTTTGATAGCATTCTTTTGTCTTTCAAGCTCCATTTCTTGCTTGATTAACTCAATTTTCTGTTTCATTACTTCTTTATTACCGGCCATTTCCTTACCATAACGGTTTTCACCAGTAACTAAATCGGGGAATATATTAGCTAATTGACTTGTTACTTCTTTATATTTCTCAGCTTCCGCTGTATTAAATGCACTACCAGAATTCATTTTTTGTTGTAGTTTATCGTAACTACTAATAAGTGAATTAATTTCACCATTACTCATAGAAGCTATTGCTTGCTTCGTTTGCTCTTGTTTTTGTTTATATTGTTCAGCAGCTTGACTTGCAGCATTAAAACTACCTACAACTTTTTCCAGTACAAAAGAAACACCAGTTATTGCTAACCCGACACCAGTAGCAGCCAACAAGCCTCTAAAGGCTAATTTTAAACCATTAACTGCAAGTGTAGCAGCACGAGTGGCAACAGTGCTTGCTGTGGTAGCCACAGTTGTTTTGTTGATTGCACCTGAAGCGATCATAGCACTAGCTGATACATCTTTTTGAGCTTTAGAGAATTGGTAAGTTGCTTGTTCAGCAGCCTTTGCTTGTGAAGCAGCTTTATCATATTCACCATTTTTATTAAACTGAAGTTGTGAAGCTGTACCAGTTTGAACTTTTTGAAGTCCAACAACTTGACCAGCAGCATTGTTAACTTTAGCTAATTTATTTACCTCAGTAATATAATTAGCAACACTACTTCTAGCACCTTCAAAACCACTTCTAACATTCTTACTCATTAATGAGGCAGCACCACCAACCATGCCGAAAATCGGAGCAGTTGTGCCTAATTCAGTAATTCCATGAGTTAAACCAGTTAAAAGTTGAGTAACCATTCTGATACCATCAAGCATTCCTGATTTAGCAAATGTTTCACCAACAGCTAATGCGAATTGTTCGAATGCTGTTTTTGCTTGGTTAACTTTAGCTTCAATTGACTCCATGTATTTTGCATTCTCTTGTAATGCAGAGCCAGCTGAACTTTCGGAACTTTCTTTAATTTGTTTATATAAGCCATCTGTTTTAGATAAATCATCTAATAATACTTGCATACGTTGGTAGTGGTATGTTCCACCCAAGCCATTTATAACAGCGGCTTTTTGGTCTTTTTCTAAGTTTTTAGTTTTCTGAGAAACTTCTTCTAAAAGAGAAATGGCAGATTTTAATTGTCCATTTTCATCTTTCATACTAATGCCTAAGCCTTCAATAGTTGATTTACCTTTACCACTATAAAGTTTAGGTAAAGTGGCTTTCATAAAGTTACCAATTTCGTCCCCAGATTGCTTAGTCTTAGCTGTTAATGCACCAATAATACCATTAGTTTCATCAAAAGTAAGTCCCATTGATTTAGCAGTAGAGCCAGCTTTTGCTTGACCTTGTGCTAACTTTTCAACAGTTGTAGCATATTTATTGGAAACTTCGTTGAGTGAGTCAACTTGTCTCATAGCTTGGTTTCCAGTCGTTTCCCACTGAGCAGACATAGAAGTTAAATATTCAGAAGCTTGTTTAGCGTCAATCTCACCAACGTTAGCAGCAATTAATGCTGCATTTGAGAATTGAGATAACTCATTACCTTTAACACCTTGTCTAGCGAATTCTGCATATACATCTAATACGCTTCCTAATGTCTGTCCGAATTGAGAAGCAGCATTATTTGCGTCAATAAATGTTTGTTGAAGTGCATTGTCATCACCAGTAACTTTTGCAAGAGTAATCATTTTTCCATCAATTTCAGTAATTACATCAAGCATTTCTTTAGCACCATTTATGGCACCGAAGAATAGGGTAGTAGCACCCATCCAAACTGGGGATTTTGTCATTGCTTCTCTGAATTGATCAACAAAACTTAACTGAGTTCTAGTTGCTCTTTCAGCTTCAGCAGAGATTTGACGAACCTTGTCTTGAATTTGGTTCATATGGAAAGCTGCTTCTTTACCGAATGGTGTTCTATTATTACCTAAAGAATTCAATTGATTTTTCAAAGCATTTGTTTGTTGCTTATCAATTGTAGCAGCCATTCTGTTTTCAATACGCTCAATTTGAGAAGTTAAAGCTAATTTCTTTCGAAGCATATCATTTTGATATTGATATTCTTTTGCTTCATCAGCAGCAGCTTTTGCTACTCTATTGAAATCAGTTCTATTAAATTGGTTAGCTTTTGATTTCTCATTAGTAATTTGTCTAAGAGTTTGAAGTAAAGTTTGATGTTGTTTAATATCAATTTTACCTTTATTCAATAAACGATCATACTTAGAAACTTCATTTTCTAATAATTTATTAATAGCAGCATTTTCTTCTTTACGAGCTTTATCTGTTTGATCAGTTAATTGAGTTTTGTTTAACTTCAAACCATTTGCAGAAGGGGTATAATCAAATCTTTGAGAGCCTAATTTTTTACCTTCTTGGTTAACACGTTCTAAAGTAACTTGATAACTTTTAAGAGAATTATCTGCGTTCTTAATTTCTTTTACAGTTTTTCTAAGCCCTTCAAATGTACTTGTATTTAAAGCTCTTGTTAAATCATCTAAGTTCTTATAAGAATTTGCTAAACCTGTCATTAAAGACTGCTGTTCTTTAATATCTCTACTAGTGCTTCTACTACTAGGGGACTCTTTAATTTCTAGTGGCTGACTTGCACCTTTAGAAATAGAATTCTTAACTTGTCCGATTGAATTTTTATTAGCTTTAGCATTAACTTCAACATCAATTTTCTTATTCTTAAAATCTTTTGATAGAGTAGATAATGCTCTTTGAATGTTTTGTCTACTTTTTGTTAAGTTTACATCTAGTTCAACATTTAATTTCTTTAAATTACCGTTTGAATTGATGTTTCTGATTACGTTGTTTGCACTTTTTATAGCATTATTTTCTGATTTCTTTGTATCTGAAACTTCTAAGTCTGCTTTAATGCTATTAATATTTGCTTCAATATTTTTAAGTGTGTCGTTAATCTTCTTTCTTGAGGAGCTAGAGTCTATCTCTAAGGTAGATAATATACCTATATTAAAATCACTTGCCACGCTATATTCACTCCTTTTATTCTCGAAATCATTATAAAAAATCTAGTATTCAAGTCTTATGAGAACTAAATATTCCCACAAGAATTCAAAACTAGATTAACTAAAGATAGAGTTTCTCTCTTCTTCAGAGTCTCTTAAATCATATATTTGAGTAGTTTCAACTGACTCATGATGTGCCACTAATTTAGATACGTGCTTAATATCAACCTTTTTAACTTCTAATAGATAGGTTACACAACTAGCTTTAAAGATATGAGGGTTAACACGTCTTCCTAAAATATGAGATAGAGTATGCTCGCAGAAATAATCAGCCCAAGACTTACTCATTTGTCTATGAGTGTTCTCATTTCCAACTGTAAAGATGTATTCATCTTCATATCCACGTTTTTCTACCCAAAGCTTCATATATTTAAGTGCTTCATCATTGATCATAAATTGAAGTATCTTACCATCTTCACCACGACCTTTACCACGAACGTTATGAGACATTAAGAAGTTTCCTTCTGCATTCCACTCATGATCGAATAAAGATGTTTTAAATTGTATAATTTCGCTGCGTCTTGCACCAACATTAAATGCAGTAGCTAACCAAGCCATACCTAAATAATCTTCATCACTTCTTAGAGCTTTCATCATTTCTTGATACTCTTCGAATGTAACTTTCTTCTTATCGTATACTTGATTTTTTACAACTGGTGGTAAGCCTGTCATGAAATTACGAAATGTTTCAAATACTAGGTCTCCATTTTCATCTTCATAGTCATCAGCGATATAGTTTTCTATCCATTGACAGAAAGCAGATACAGCAGATTTCTTTAAGTTAATTCCAGATGATGACATCTTACGGTCTTCTCTTAAATAGTTCATATAACGCAATGCGTCACGTTTCTTTAATTTGAATAGGGGTTTATTGTTTAAACTATCAGCAACAAACCAACCAAATTGTTTCAATGCTGAAGTATATTGTTTTTTAGTGTCTCTCGATAAATCTACTGAGCCTAAATACTCACTTAAAAGTTCCTTATAAACAGGATGTACCTTTTCCCACATTTCATCTGTAATTGTTGGAAGCTTTTTGGCTCTCTCTCTCAGCATGTTTTTCTCGATTGCCATACTAATTCCTACTTTCTATTTAATATTGATATTAATACCTCTTCTAGCTAAACCTGATGTGAGAGCGTCCAATATAGTATTTCTACCAATTCCTTTTGTCATGAAATCAACTGCTTCTTCGGTATAAGGACGTTTAGGCATTCCTAAAGCTGAATTACCAGCAAAACCGTCTGCACTTTCAATCATCGTATTGATTAAATCACCATAGTAATGATCCCAACCTTGACCTTTAGTCAAGTTCTCCATTACGATAGCAGCAGAGTCAGCAGCAACTTTTTCTGAAACGATTTGAATATTTCTTGGATCAGCTAAACCACCTTGTTTATGTCTACGTTCATATGACCAGGGTTGATACGTTCCATACACATTCTTTTCCATCATAGCTATCCATTCTTGTCTAACTGCGTCAGCAACTTCATTTCTCATTACTTCAGTTATTGCTCTAAGTACATAGTTATTAAGGCTTTGTAAATTACTAAATTGAGGCATTAATCTTCACTCTTGTTTAAATAAGTGTTAGCAAATTTTTCACGAGCTACTTCAATTTCATCTTCATATTTGTTTACAAATTCATTAGCAGTTACATTAATTGCAGCTTCTTTTGCAAACATTTCAGTAACTTTTGATAACTCTTCATAAGCAAAAGCGTCATTACAAATTTCTTCTAAGATACCCGTTTCTAATAATGCATTGTAATAAGGAGCTAAAGATTTAACTTTCTTAATACGTTTCATAGACTCACCAAAATGAGTGAATTTTTTAACAGCTAAGAAGTACCAGAAAAGGACTAAGCTTACATCATCTTTAGAAACCATATCCATGAATTTCATATCATCTTTATCTTCAGAAATTAAATATCCTTTATACTCTTCAATGATTTCTTTAATCTTTGTACGAGAGAAGTGGGGATAGAATTCAATGTCTTCACCGTTTGATAAAGTGTATCTTTCAATTTCATCATAAGATTTAGCCATTTCTAAGACCTTTTTTAAGTCAACAACAGCATTTTGTTCGACATTTTTATCGTTATTGTCGTTTATTTTCATGATAAAATTCTCCTTTTATTCTATAAATTTGGATAAATAAAAAAGAGGAGAGAAATTAATCTCTCACTCTTATGACTAAATTATTAGCCTAAATGTGAAGCTGTATCTTCAGCTCTTCTACCAGCAATAACCGCACCTGAATTAGTTGCTCCAGCGTCTTCTTTATGATCAACAATCATCCAAGAACCAATTTCTTTAGTTTTTGGGTTTGCAGTAGCTTTTAATTGTAATTCTGGAGATAATGGATCACCAGCTTTAAGTTTTAAGTCAAACTCAGAAGATGGAGAAACGTTATCGAATGTCAAGAATACGTCTTTTGCAATTGCTTCAGTATCTTGGTCATAAGCATAAGTGAATAATTGTAAACGATACTTTTCAGCGAAACGGTCAGCACGAATAGAAACTTTTTCACCTTGAACTTCTTCTTCTGTAACGATAGTTACGTTTTTACCAACTTGTGAAGACAAGTCAGAGATAGTTGCAGAACCGGCAGTGAACTTACCTTTAACGTTTTTACCATAAGTGTCGATAACAACTAACTCACCAGCTAATTTAGAGTTAACAGAAGTAACTTTTCCGCCTTCTTCTACTTCAGCAACTTCAGTACGTTTAACAACTAATTTATCGTTAACAACTTTAACACCTTGAGTAGCAGCTAACCATTGGAAGTTGAATAAAGCGTCTTCCATAGTGATTTCTAACTCTTTGTTAGATTTGATTGTGAATTGAGCAGCGTTACCAATACCGCCTTTAACTGTTTCTTCGTCAACTTTTTGTTTCAAAGTAACAGTTTGAGTTGTACCAGTAGCGATAACAAATTTGTCCGATTTACGTTCTAATACTGCGTCCGCAGTGTCTTGGATATATAAAGGCATATTCCAATTCCTCCTAAAATAATTTATATATATTCTAACTAAACTCCACTTACATTCTGTCTGAAAGTATCTAAAGTCATATCTTCTTTTTTCTCATTGTCAGTAATATTTTCTGACCAATTAACTAAATCGACTTCAGAAGTAACAGTAGCAAACAACGTTGTAGCGTTATTTTGAATGAATAGTGAAATTCGTTGGAATGAATGTTGTAATTGTAAAGCATTCCATTTCATAATATCTGAGTAATCAACGCCCATGTACACTGCACAACTTGTAACCATAGTAGATAAAGTTGGCGTTGAGTCCTTCTTTTTAAGCTTTGAAGCTTTAGATCTCTCTTCATTGCGTTGAAGCTTAGGGTTTAAGAAAGCTCTAGGTTCAGATTGTCCATGAAGTTGTAATATGTATTTACGATAAAGCTCAAATTGATCATCATCTAATGAAAATACAAATTGAATACATTTTTCTAAGATAGCCTCAGTAAATTCCTTTTCACTCAAAGGTGTATCGTCATCACTATTTTCATCAATGTCTTTTCTAGATTGAGGGTTTTTCTTATCGTATTGATAATCGTAGAACTTAACGTATCGGGTTATAATAATGTAGTGGTGGAGAAGGTCTTGGAACATCTCTCTTAAAAAGTAGAATAATGAATATTTTTCATTCAAGTCTTTCAACATTGTGAAAATTTCATTATCAGTTTGACCAGTTTCTTCTTGATAACCTTTACCATACTCAGCGAGTAAGTATTTCTTGTTAAGAGATATTACTGAAATAGAAGAGAGTCGTTGCATGTAATCATGAATACTCAGTGGTTTTAATTCACCAAATGGACTTTCGATAGGCAAATTCAAGATAACTTTATCTTGAATACTCTGATCATCAAATAGATTTTCTAATAACTCTTCCATTTAAATCACATCCGCTTATCAGTGATAGTGTATTTTTGTTCAAAAGCAAGGTATTCTTTTGGAGCTTCAACAGGGAATGATATTCCGATGTTTGTTCTACCAATGCCACCAATATGCTTATTAACGAACAAAGTATCTAATCTATCACAAATTTCCTCTATTCTATCAGCAAATGAGAAATCATTATGAGATAGGATCATAAAAATAATCTCTCTGTCTACAAGAGTATGATTGTTATACTTAGGTCTCGATTTACCATAAAATACAAAAATAACTGTCTTTTTCATCTCGATTATGTCGTCACTCTTTTGAGACGTTCTAATCAAATCATTTACTATTTGGTCTTTTTTCTCTTCGTCCATCTCGGTGATATTAGGTAAAGAAGCGTCTGTGAACTCTATATAATTGCCATTCTCATCAATAGGGTTGTAGTAAAGCAATCTTAATAAGTGTTCATCATTTGCCATTACCTTAATAAATTTCTGTAAGATATCACCACGACCAGAAGTTTTATATCTAAGTTGCATTTGTTTCAACTACTTTCTGTGCAGATAATACAATATAACCTTGATGATTAATTATGTTATCTGTTTGAATATCAGTGATTTTATAACTATCATTAAATAACTCAAACTCATAGTTAAGTTTAATTTTTTCTAAGTATTCCTTACTGTATTTCATATAGATAATTACTCGGCCTTCAGTTAAAGGTAAGATAGCATTATCCGCAATTGAGTAACCTTTAACATCAACCACAATAGGAATATCTTTGGTCTCTAATTGATCAACATAAGTGTAACCACCACGACCAGTAGAAACCTTCTTCTTAGTAATTTTTAATGGAAGTTTAAAATCTTCATTGCATAACTTAGCGTGTAGGTTAGGATAAATATCATCATCATTACTTTTCATAGTTAAGTATGTATAGCCTCTATGTTCAATATAATTACCTACTTTAGCTAAGTCTGAGTCTGGCTCAAATAAGAACGTACGCTCAAAAAAGTCACCAGAATAATTACTTACAACTGACTGAGTAGGAATACTATCAACATAAATATCAGATAGAGTAGGGGAAGAGAGAAATGTTCTCAAAGCACTGTCTTTACTTGCGTTAATGACATGTGAACTTAAATCTGTGCCATAAGGCATATTAATATTTTTATATCTTTCAAAGTAGTCCATTATTTAACGTCCTACCTCCTTATCTATCAAATTTACTAATGATAGAATAATTCGTCTTACTCTTTGAACTCCATCAACACTATGTAATTCTGCGATAGAAAAGTCTTCATAGAAAGTAAATAAAGAGCTTAACACTCTAACGTACCAAGCAGATTGACTATCAAACACTTCAGGATATGCTTTAGGAAGCCCTTTGAGTTCAATGATCAAATTCTCTAAATACTTATCTATGTAGTCATTCTTTTCTTCACATAAAGGCAATATTTTGAAAACTCTATTTTTCAATTCCGTGAGATAAAAAGTATAAGATTTACTGTTCATCTTTCTTTTTCTTTCGGAATTTTTGTCTAAAGCTATAACTATTAAGCTTAGCGTCAACATCTGATTGATATTCAGATTTAGTAGCTTTAAGCTCTTTAAGTAAAGCGGCTTGTGAATACTGTTTATAGTCTTTAGAGTTTAATAGAATTCTCATATTATCTTCAGACAAAATATATTTGTCTAAATAATTGATAACCATTAAAGTTGCGATGATATTTTGTTCTTCTACACTTAGACCATTAGTAAAAGTTTTTGTACTTAAATCAACTTCAGTTTTCTCTTCGGGTAACTGTGCAAAATCTGAAAGAGCAGTTATTAACCGTTCTTGTAAATCTGACTCTAAAACGTCTTTATCTAATCTCGCTAAAGAAAAATCTGTTAGTTTAGATAAAAATTTGTCATAAATTAAAGTAAATTCTGTCAAGAGAATTTGCCTCCCAACTAGATATTTAGAATTGAAACGTTATTATCAATATTCACTGACTCTTCGATAGCACGAATAACGTGAGCGTTTGCTAGTTCACCATCTTCATATTTTTTCTTCATAGCTAAATGAACTGTTTCTTTCACTGAAGGTGATAAGCTTTTTAATCGCTCTCTAAGTTCATCTGCTGGAAGTTCGAATAGGTCATCTAACTCATCAGGTAATAAGATAGCGTCCATTTGTTTCTTAATTCTAAGAAATTCAACTACATCTTCATCATCAACAAACAACCAACCTTTATCAAACATGCCTCTAGCTGAACTTTTCATGATTTTTAACTCTTCAACAGTTAAATAATCACTATCTAAGTATTCACTTAATTCTAAATAACCTGTACCTTTTTTAGCTACATAAGTTAATGAACCTTGAGTCATATTAATAACTAATACTGATTGAGATAAATCAACCTCTTTACGCTTTGGTTTAGCAGTACGAGTTGTTTTCTTTTCAGTAGGTTTAGTAGTTTTTTGAGTAGATTTCTCAGTAGTTGTAGTTTTTTTAATAGCCATTTAAATGTCTCCTTTTTCTCCATATAAAATAAGCTCCCTAAATTAATAGGGAGCAAACTTTAATCATATTAAGCTTAACTTAATTCAACAGCACCATAACGAGCAGCAGTAACAACAGCTACACCAACACGAGTGATTACGTCTAAGCTCATTTGTAAGTCTGTGCGATATCCTTCTGATCCGCCTTCTTCACGAGCGATGTAATGACCGTCTTGAACAACTTTAACTAATTTTTCATCTGAGCTTGGTAATACGAAAATAACATCGTTTTTAAGACCGAACTCATCAGTACCAGCTTTGTGGAATTGAGGTAAAGCAATGCATTCAACTCCATCAACAAAACCGAAGTAACCAACTTCGTTTTTAGCACCTTTTTGTAAGTCTGAGCTATCTTCTGGTTTTAATTTACGAAGAGCAGCTTTAGTACCAACAATTACTGCTTGACCATTAGCAGCTTCAACGTGGTCAGCGATTTCTAATACTTTAGTTTTAAGTTCACCGTTACTACCACTAACGTTAGCTTTGTAAGTAGAACCAACAGAGTCAACTGATTTGTAAAGAGCGTCACCAATACGTTGAGCGATATCATTTACAAATGACTCAGCTAAACGAGCAGTTAAACGAGCCCAATCAGTACGACCAGCTAAAAAGCGAACTAACTCTTCGTATACACCAGCACCGATTGTATGCATTGGTACTACTAATTCTTGACTATCTAAACGTTGACGTTTTACGTTTCCGTTACCAGTAGAGATAGTAGCAACAGGGAATAATTTAATATCTTCGATGAAGAATTTGTTTTGATCACCGAAAGCGATATTTTTGTATTCAGCGAACTGACCGAAAATTTCAGCAGTACGTTCATTTACGATAGGGGCAACAGTTTCTTCGATGAATTCGAATAAATCATGTTTGCGGCGGCGATAAGTAGAATAATCTAAAGTATCTGAACCTAATTCCTCGATCATTTTTTTACGAACAGCGTCCGATAAGTCTTTATTTGAAAATTGAGTAGTAGTTGCACCATGAGCAGCTTGGATAGCAACTTCTTTTAATTCATTACTAAATTTAGGCATTTAAGTTATCCTCCATACATTTTGTGTTATTATAATTTATTACTTAACTTTACGAATTGAATAAGCAGGGCGGCGATCAGCACCAATAGTAGTTACATATTCAACTACGAATGCACCTTCACCTTTAGCGAATTTCCCACCAGTAACAGTTAAAGCGTCACCAGCAACGAAACCTGTACCATGTAATTTTTGTTCAACTGTAAATGTATCTCCAACTTCTAATTGATGAGCACGCATGATTGAACCTTTAGGGTTAACAAAGTCGATTGAACCATGACCGTTTGCTTTAGCAGCTAAATCAAGTTCCGGAGTAGAAACTAAGAAGCAGTTTTCAGCAGTAGCTTCAGCAGCTTTGTAAAGACGAATTTCTCCATCTTCTAATAAACCTTTACCAACTAAAGAACCGTTTTCGTATTCTTTGTCAGCTTTAATTGTTTCAACGTAGTGACCTTTTACACGGTCTAAATTTAATTTTGCCATTTATATGATCCTCCAAAGATTTTATATTTATTTCCAACTAGCAACGATATCTTCTAAAGAGTTGTTACTAGTTTTGTTTACTGGAATAGCAATTTGTGAAAAGTTTGTAGCTTTAGTCTCAGCTTTTGGTTTAGCAGAATAATTTTGTCTACCAATCTCAGCAAAGATTAATGTTTCAAGTTCAGGCAATGTAATGCCATCAGCTTGAGCTTTAAGTTTCTCAATAGACTCAATAGATAAGCTATCTTTATGAGTAGAGAATAGTTTTTCAACTTTTTCAGCATGTACTTCTTTTTGTAATGCTTCAAACTTGCTTTGATATTCTGCTAATTGAGATTTAACAGAAGCTAACTCAGTAAGTTTTGCAGCAATGTCTTCAGCTGAATATTCAACACCAGCAACAGTAATCATGTCTACTGCTTCAGGCAAATTGTCGATATCTTCTTTAACCTCTTTGTGAGTGTCGATAATATCTTCAACATTTTCAACTTGAACTGTAACTTGCTCCTCAGCACTTAGGGGAGAGTCAATAAGAGTTTCTTCTGAAGCTTTTTCTTCTCTTTCTTGTCCTTCTTGTCCATCAGTTTCAAGAGATTTTTCTTCTTTAGTAGAAGCTTCATTTGCATTTGCTTTAGGCTCTCCTTCTACATTTTTCCCAGTAGTAGAGTCTCCTTGAGCATTTACATGTGTTTCTTGCTCGTCAAAAACAGTTGTGTCTTTTTTAGGCACTTCATTTCCTCCTTTATTAGCGTAAACAATATTGTTAAACACTTGTAGCTTTTCTTTAATTAATTCATCAGTCTTAGCTGCATACTTAATTTCTACTGTGCTGTTCTTCATAGCTGGTGTAACATCATCACCTAATAGACAAGCACCATAGAAACTGAAAGTCTCAAATATCATGTTTTCACCATCAAAATAACCAGTATAATTAGGTGAAATTTCCATAGATTGTCCAGTTACTCCACCTTTAGATTGCAAAATTTCAACAGCGTCATCCCACTTGTTCCATAAAATACCTTCACAAGTCAGATATTCACGCTCAACCATATCGTCCCCAAGACGAGTTTCAAATTTTGCATTATTTGTTTCAGGGATAACTCCAAAAGGTACAGTCGAATTTATTAATTTTATTTCACCGTCTTCAGTGATCTCTATATCAGTTTCGTGACCTTCGAAGTCTTTTTCTCCATCAAAGTTATAAGAAACACTTGCCATAATAGGTGTGTTAGCTAAAGTAGGAATTGCTTTTTCTACTACATCTTTGTTGAAGACTGAACCATTTAAATTTAGACCAGTATGCATAAGCCATAACTTAACTTTCGTGAAGCGAATATCTCCTTCTTCTGAAGTGTATTCTTCTAAAAGTTGAGTAGACATTGGAATAGAATTACTTGATTTATTCATTATTAGTGTCACCACCTTCTAAAGATTTTGTCTCAGAATTACTAGAGTCACGATTTGCTTGTCCACTATCAGACAAGTCTTTAGTTTCTTTAGTAGGTCTGCCACCAGAGTCTTCTATTTTGCCTTTTGTTTGTTCAACAGCAGTATTTAAACCACCAGTATGAGAACTAGCAAGAGGTATTAAATTAGTATCTAAATCTAAGATGTTGTTTTCTAATTCTAAACTTTGAGATAAGGTATGGTAATCTAAACCATGTAATGCAGCAATACGTCCTCTAACTGAGAAACCGAATGTGCCAGACTTAGTTAATTGTTCTAAGTAAGTATCTTCACTCATTCCAGTTACATTTAATAGAGAAATTCTCCATTGATTTTTGGCTACGATATTGCCATATCTGATTTTACGATTTAACCATCTCTCAACTTGTCGGTAGAAATTAATTACGAATAACTCATCTTTACGAACTGAGTAAGTTAAACCACCAGTAGAGTTTTTATCATTGTTAAAGATAAATGAAGAAACACCAGAAGCGTTATAAACATCTCTAGTAGCTTCAAGTACCTTATCAGTTTTATCATCTCTATCTAATTTAATAGGGTTAACTTCCATAGGGGAAACGATAGAACCAATTTCATCTGGTAAGTTTTCGTTAACTAACTCGCTGAAGTAGTCCATTGCCTCAGCTGAGATTGCGAAGTTATCAGCTTGATAATCTTTATTTGCATTATCATGCATTGGCACTTTTTGATGTAATAACATGTAGTTATTAATTTTAGCTCCAGCTTTTTTAAGCTTTTTATAATCGTTTAAATCTAATAGGGGTTCAAACATTGTAGAAAATGGAGGTAAAATAGTAGGATCGTCTTCATTAATTTTGAAAACAACTGATTTAGTGAAGTCTGGAATAAACCAATTTAAGTCAGCTTGCTTATCAATAGAGCGTTCTAAATATGCTCTTTGAAACTCTTCTGGGAATGTTTTTAATAAATCTAAATTACCGTCAAAATAGGACAGGTTGAAAGCATATGTATACATCCCGTCAGAGATACCAACTAATTTACAATACTTTGGATCAAGTTTTAACATGAAGTAATTGTCTTTATCTTCGATTTCATAACCAAAGAAAATATCTTCAAGTACACATGTTTTGTAAATTTTAGCTAACTCATGTTTTAAATTCATTTTATTAAGTTGTAAAGATATTTTAGAGAGGTCTTTTTTGACTTTCTCCTTGCTCATCTTACTATCGCTGCTAAACAATGGATCAATCACATAATAGAAACGAGCCATATCAATAAAGTAATTAAGTAAGCTACGATATTCACCAGACTTGTAATATAAGTCTTTCGAAAGCTCGATAATATTCACGTAAAACTTATCAGGTTTTCGTAACCAAGTATTTAGTTTTTCTTGTGAGACATCATCAATTGCAGTTTTAGAAGTGTGAAACAACGAGGCCATCTTACGTCTTGAAAGAGGTATGTTTCTTACATCGGCATAGTTTTTGATGTAATTTAAAAAGTCTTCATTTACTGGAGCTTTTTTATCTTCCAACGTGTTATCACATCTTTCTATATAATATTTTTAGGTTTTCTGACTGATCCAAAACGTTTGAAATCAATGTTTCTTGTGTGACGAGCTAATTCTCTTTCAAGAATAGTAGCGAATTGATTTCCATAAGAAACAGAAGAGTATCTATCCTTACGTGCTCTGCCAGAAGTAACGAGTTTAAATGCTCCATTATCCATGTTTACTTGCTCTAAGTTCATGACCTCACTGATAAATAATTCAGTTTGTCGATATGGATATTTAAGTAGAGCTTGAGTAGAAGGGTTGAGATTGAGGTATTTAAGTTTCTTATCTTGTCTAAATAACTCTTCAGCTTGTTCTTCACGAATTAACAATCTAAATTTGCCTCGCATGAAGTTATCGGCTAATAAGTTAGCCATTTCCATGTTACGTTCATTAGTAGCGTTAATAACGTGAATAACTCTTGGTGCTTCTGGATATTTACAAGTAGAAGCTAAATCATCATCATTAGAAACGTTCAGTGGCTCATATTCAACACCACGATCAATATCGGTTAAAGGTATTCTCAAGTTATCTAAGATACCAGCACCAACATTTTTTAAGTCAAGTACAATATAATCACAATCAAAATCATCGTATAATTGTCTAATTCTTATTGCTTGAGTTTGGAAGTCAATACCTTCCATATCCTCCATGTAGTTAAGTTGACGTTCATATTGTTGTTTTCCCTTAGGTAATAATCTAATCAAACTGAACACAGAAGCGTCATTTGAGTTACCACCCATTCGGGCAACATCGACTGCTAAGAGACGTTTCTCTTTAGGCTCTTTGATTGGGTTATTTATATCTGCTTGAACTAAAACTTCTTTAGGATAGAATGCTTGACTAAGCTTTCTATTAAAGTCAATCGTATTAAAATTGAAGAAAGCTGACTCAGTTTCTCCCCACCAAACTGCTTCCATCTCCATAGCAAATTTCATCTTATTGAAACCTTCTGCTTGAGCTTCGGCTTTCATTTGTTTATGAGAATAAAGTTTTTCCATAACACCTGTATAGTAGGGGATATGACAAACAAATGACTTTAAGTCATCTTCACTTTTCTTCTTGAGCATTTGTTTGGTAAACGAACGCATTGAGTCATAAGCCCAGTGTGATTTCATCCATGCAGATGATAAATACATTTGAGTATTTTCTTCACGAGGGTAATTTTTATATTTAGCCTTATGTAAGAATGCTGGTTCACGTTGAGAGGTTAACATTTTCTTGAATACTGTATCTATTAAATCTTCATCAACTTTAACGAACTCATCGACTAATAATAGGTTAGCACGATGACCACGAGCATTATCATTAGAGGCTACTACTCTTATCCAGCTACCATTATGAAAAGCAATCATAGGTTTCTGGTTTCCAGTATTAATAGACTCAATCTCTCTGTGAATAAGAGGAGAGAGTAATTCGTTTTCAATTTTTTCTAATACGTTGATACCTTGAGACTTAGTAGGAGCTGTAATAATTATCTTGGTACCCGGATATAAAATACAACGAGTTAAACAATATACAGCAGATAAGAATGTCTTACCAAGCCCCCTTGACGCTAAGAACATGAAATATTGATGATGGATCATTGCCCAAAGTAATACACATTGGAACGGACGTAAATTAATATTCATAAAGTCTAGAACAAAACGATGTGGGTTCTCTCTATAAAAAGATATCCAAACAGCAATGTTTTCCATCGTTTGCTCTGATCGAGACTTAGTATTACGTTTATTACGTCTTAGTTTGAATAAATCAATAGTATTTTTGTAAGGACTATTGGAGTTAACAAACTTACTCATCTTCAACACCTAACAATTCTTCAGTAGAGATACCATACTTGTCGATATGCTCTTGATACTGGTCATGGAAATTGTCATCTAAATCAAGTGAGCGTCTCATAGGTGATAAGAAGTTGTTTTGAACGTATTTTTCAATTCCATCTACATCTTTAAACTCCTCTAAAGGTTCGGGTACAGGTTTATCATTCTCCCAACGTTTAACCCAAACACCGAAAGTTTCTTTATCATTAGTCTTACTTTCTTTTTCTTGGTTAGGGGAGATACCCGCACTCTTCATTAAATTAAGAATTAAATTAGTTTCTTCTTTAGTGCTTTGTGAACCTTTAGTACGCTTCTTACGAATTTCTAGCTCTAATTGACATATTTGAGTGATGATATTCTCAAAGGTTGGACTATCAACATCATATGTCTTACAGTAACTCTCATATCTACTGATTAAGTAAATATAATCATCTTCAGTATAATCTCCTTCACCCCAATAAAGTTTACATTGTCTTAACTCATCTGGAGTAAGTTTCATGATATTCTCTTCAGTTAATGTTTCACTTTTAGAACTAACTAGAGCGTCTGAGTCGATGAAAGAAGCGTTACGTCTTATTGAAGCTTTATTCATGTATCGTACATAATCAAAATTAACCTGTTCGAATGCTTCATATCTAAACGGATAATCTAATACTCTTAATAATTGAATGAAAGATTTATAACCGTTTTCCTCATCTTTTAACATATCAGCACAACAATCTTTGCATATTGGATAATATCCGTTTGGAAATGCTGGGTTGTTATCATTCAATGGATAATAGTTCAAATCAAGAGTGAGGTTTCTATTACAGCACATGCAAGTTAATTTCTTTTCAGCTTTTTTTCTTATTGCCATAATTTCACCTATCTTTAGTTGTCAATTTAATTTTGTTCGGTAGGTGAAGGAAGGAGAGGATTAGGAGAGGGAAAAACCTTCACCTAACCAACAAAAAAACCGACCTGTGAGAAGGTCGGAACTGAAAGGAATTTATCATGGAAAGGAAAATGAGAGTGATTAACACTCTAATTAAAACCCAAGCTGTGTTTAGGTTCTAATTACAATATTAATCAATTAAAAGGGTGAGTGTGTTTATATGTGAGGGAGGTGTGTCAAAAAGTATCAAAAAGAAAAGAGGAATTATAGAGAGTAGTTATGAAAAAGAGTAACCTCACCCTTTTAAATAAAATAAGAGAGGGCGGTTTATTTGGTTTCGAACCAACTGAGCCTACCATATTAGGAAAACCGTTTATAATAAAATTGTTCTTTTATTAATTAGAAAAACTGGACTTATAACCAGCAACTTCAGTCCGAAAAAGTAAGTTTTTTTATAATACTGGACTTCTTAATTTTAATACTCTTACGATGATCATCAGTGTGATTTTGGAGAGGATCACAAACTCGAATATACAGTGGTTTTTAAGAGAACCATAAAACTCTATAATTTAAATAAAGTCAATCAATGAGCTATATTTATGGTGGCAGCTTTGCCACGCCCTACACTTACCAAATAGAAACATTTAATAAGTGCCTTTATTGATACGTCTACCAATAAAGGTTTTGCAATCAATGTGTACATCATTATTGCAATCTATGAGGAAACGATTGATTAGACCTTTTCGTCATAGCTTGAAACATATCGCAAAAAGCGACCTTAGTCATCAACTAAGTTTGTACAGGGAACTAAGCAATTACTACATCACTTAATTTTGATTTATAGACTTAAAGGAGCTATATACCCTATGATGAAGCGGTCAAATAAATGAAACATAATTCAATATTTATTAACAAGATAAATAAAGTTAGGTTTCAATTAAGTGACCATATAAAAACTCAACTTTACTTCAATAGAAACAAAGTTTACAACCATATAGGTTATTTCGGTTCTATGCCTTCAACCTACAACCAAGTGCATGCGATCAAGAAATAGGAATTACGCTTAGCATAGTGCAATTTAATGCTGCGAGTTAATCGCTATGTGTATTGTTTGATGGACGTATAGTCCTTTAAAAGTAAAAAAAGCCTAACCGTGTTTCGCTTTAAAAAGAGGCGTTGGTTAGGAAACTATACTTCAAAACTATACCTAATTATTATTAGATACAGTTTTCAAGCAAAGATTAGTCGCTTAAACTTTCTCCTAAAAAGAAGTAGGCTTACCAAACCAGTAAGTTCAACACTTTATAACTATATCTCGACCAGACTGGTAATCTGTTCTGAGTTTTTCAAAATCGAGATAGTAACTAATCTTTCAAAAGTTATCAAATGACTGGTTGCCGCTCTAGAAACAGCAACTTTTAATACGATATGTTTCAACGGGCACATTCGCAAAGCCTTTGAGAAACCATCATACCAAGATGGTTGAATGAGTTCAGCTATTAACTGAAAGTCGATATAAAATATCGAGAATAAAAATCTACATCTGGGTGTAGAAAAGTTGTCGTTAAGAAAAAAAGTAAAGCTATTCGAAACCTGTAACCAAATAGCACCTTTAAGAATTCCTAGCAGACGTATCATGCTTAGGGTAAAGGGTTTTTTGTACTCAGGAACCAGTTTGATTTAGTCTAAATAAACTGTATTAGTTTCTTCAATATCTGTTTCATTAAATGTCACAAGTAATTGAGAAGGGCGGCCAGAAAATCTACCGCTAATAGCGTATTGGTCAAGTCCGCAGAATGAACCAACACCATACTGAACAGTTAAGCCATGTTCTTTAACAAAATGATGATGTACATGTCCAGTAAATATGTAATGTATTTGAATTCCTAATAATTGTGAAAGCTTAGTAATCGAATTAGCACCTCTGTCTAAGTCACCGTGAGCTAAGACTATATTTTTACCAGAGATGTTAATTACTATAAAACCTTCAGTATCACTTTCTGAGTGATAATTAGTATATTTTTCAAAAGAAGTATCTAAGATTGTTGTGATTAATCTCTCGAAAGACTCAGAAGTACCGATTGAGTCTTTTTTGTTAGCAACCACTCTGCTATGATTACCAACAACATTATAAAATTTAACGTTAATGCCTAAATCTAGGAAAACTTTAACAAATTGTTTTAAATATTCACTAACTGTAATAATTTGTTCAATTACATTCTCTTCATTATTAATTCTAGTTGTCGAATGAATTAAACCATTGATTTGATCGCCTAATGACGCAATATGTAATGTTGTAATATTCTCTTTTTGAACCTTATCATATGTCTTGTTGCAAAGTTTTTCTAAACGTTGTTTAGCAACGTCTTTATTGTAAACGTTAAATTGAGAGTTAATTTGCATTCCTATATGCATATCACTAATGACTACCATAGCTTCTTTAACACCAATATGAGTTGGTTGAATGTTTAAGTTCACAGGTTCTAATTGTTCAACTGTTTCTTTAAGGTAATCTTGTAAGTGTTCTAAACGTGCCATTTTTCTAAGAATGTTATTGAATTCACGTTTTTGATCACTAAAGCGAATTTTTTCTTTTTTAAGTTCATTTCGTTCATATCTAAGTTCTTCAACAATACCATTTGGTAATGAAGCTTTATGCTTTTCTTCGATCATATCTTTCCAAACGTTAATGTAAGCTTGATATTCTTTTCGGAACTTAGACTCATCGTAATTTGTACCATATTCAGAATTGAGAAGGTCAGCAATCTGAATATTGCTGAGCCCCATCTCTTCTTTATTTTTATAAAGTCTGAAGTGATACTGAGCTAAAGTTTCATTATCACCACGAGTAATATTTAAACTCATTGAGAGAATTATCCTTCAAAACCTAATTCTGAATTCTCTTTGATAGTTAATGAAACATATTTGTCTTGGAAACGACTAAATACTTCTGATAATGAATATTGCTGCTCTGTATCTTTGTTAAGTTCGATGATTTGATTATTTTCTAAGTCGATAATTGCGTTTTTAAATGAAATTGAATTAGTAATTTGTGCCATGATAAAATTCCTCTCCTATATTTTATTACTTAGAAGTTTCTGCTTTTAATTTATCTTTAACTGATTTATTTAATTTAAAACGAACTGTTTTGTGTGCTGGTGATGTCCAAGATTTTTCTTCTCCGCCTAAACGTGATACACCAGATTTTTCTGGAACTTCAACGATTTTGAATGTACCAAAGTTTGTTGAGAAGCTATCGTAACCAACTTCGTCAGCAGCATGAATTGCTTCAATCATTGTATCTTCAAATGCTGAGAATAATGTTGCAGCGTCTTTTTTAGTAATTTCTAAACCACGTACACGAGATTTTTCTTGTAATTCGTTAATTAAATCTTTTTTAGCTAATTTTGTCATAATATATTTTCTCCTTTTTGCCTTGTTAAAGGCTTCCCTAATTTTTTGTGATTGGATATGTTAATTAGTCTCATAAGAATGAGACGTGAAAGGCTACTCCTCCAATCAAGTGGTAGCTTTCACGAATTTTATTAAATTTTTGTTATTATATATTATTTCTTTAGAGGGAAATAAATTAAATCTCAACGATTGTTTATGCCTCTTCATAAAGTATTGTCAACAGAAGTCATTTTTTATTCCAAACTTCTCGAATATGTATTATTTTTTCTTTTCGCATGTCTTACATTTAGCTTTTAAACCATATATTCCTTTAGTGTCTTTACTGAAATATCTATTGTCTACTGCAAGCTTAACTTCATTACAATGCTTGCATGTTTTATATAAACCTTTTCTACGATAAGTCCATATCCAGTCTTCTAATTGTTTTTCGTATGTATAAAGTAATTTATTTGGTATATGCTTATTGATTAATTTAGATATTTGACTTTGAGATATGATACTACCAGTTTCTTTTTCTAGCTCATAAGAGATTTGTTTTTGATCAGTAATACCTGTTTCAAGAATAAACTCAATTAATACTTTTTCTTCATTAGTCCATAATGTGTTATTTAATATTTGCTCAAAAGTTCTAAATAAAGCCCAAAAGCTAGTTGAAGGTTTATTGTCATATTTCTTTGTTGCGTCATAGTAACCTAATAATAAAGCAATATATGTATCAGTGTTTCTTAAACTTAATCTATTCCAACTATCCATAGGAATTGTTTCATCAATAGAAGAGGTTGGTTGAATATGAATAACTTTTCTTAATGTTTCTAAAGCAGTTCGCATTTCTGTTTTTAAATATGAAATCTGTTTTGCACGATCAGGTGAGAAAGGTCTACTTTCTAGATATTCGATTTCATCTATATATTGTTTCATCGTACTGTAAGCTAATTCTTTATAATTAATTGGTTCTTTAGTGTAATGAGGAATTGAATTAGGTTTACTTGGAGAAAAACGTTCCCAGAATGCCTCCATATCTTCATTAAACTTACCTTGCTCCATTTGTCTATCTACTCTTGTGTAATTAACATGAGTTCCAGCTGAATGCTCATTAATAGTGCTATCATGAATTTGGCTAAGACTAGTTAAATTCATATGAGAAGGTGGTACTGATAGTTTTTTAGTATGGTTATATGGAGTGTTTTTAAGTTCTAACTTAGCCTCTTCAATTCTTTTTTGTTCAGCTTCTTTACGTTTTTTCTTTTTGATACGTTCAAGACGCATAATTTCTTTTTTTATATCTTCGTGTTGTTCTTCTTCTTTTGCATTGTTGAACTTAGAAAATACAATATAATCTGCAATTTTTTCTAGCGTTTTTGTAATACCAGACTCTCCAGATAATTGAGCTGAAGTAGTTTTAACTTGTTCATTCATAAACGTTACTGTACTAACAATTTCTGCTGCTTGATCATCGTTAAAGTTTTCTTTGATCGCATTATTTCTATCTTCTCCATACTTTAAAGCATAATCACAAGATTTTTTAAAATTATCCCACAATTCCTTATTATTTTGGTTTGAAGGGTATTCTTTATGTATATGAGTATTAACTGAGTCAAATCGTAAAAATAACCATTCATCTAACGCAGTTCTTTTTATCTTATTAATAGTTGTAGAGATTTCATACGAGTCTCCAATTTTCATTTCTTCTAATTCTTCGGTAGAGTAGCCTAAGCTATCTACATAATTATGTAAATTTTCCTTTGTGATAATCATGTTTTCAATTCCTTTCAAAGTTATAAAACTATTTTACTATATTTTATTTCTTTTGTAAAGATATTGACTTTTTATATTTTATTTCTTATAGTTGTATTAGGTTTTAAATTTAATACCCAAAAAGGAGAAATGTAAATGGAAAAAGAATTTAAAGAATTTAGAGAGAGATTAGTAGTAAGTAAGCAGCTATTCTATAATGATAGTAGCATGTTTGGTGCTTATGGTTTTAGCTTTGAAGGAGAAATTAACCCGGAGATAACAGTTCATCCTCAATATAGAAATTTTTCTATTGCTGGTAATGTTCAGCCATTAGTAGAAGGAGAGGCTTATACTGTTAGATTTAAAGAGAGCTACGATGAAAGAAGAAAAATTGATACATATACTTTTATTGAAGTGGAGTCAGATGGTATTTCAGGCAAAAAGGCGAATGAAGAGTTTTTAAGAGTAATATTGACAGATAATCAAGCGGAAGCAATTATTGATGAATTTGGTTATAGTGACGAGTTAGTAAAAGATATTCTTAATGACAAGGTTGATATTACAGAAGTAAAAGGAATTAAGAGTGCTACTGCTTTATCCATTAAAGAAAAGCTTACTGAGATGTCTAAGTATAGCAAGGCAGTTATAGAGTTAGCACCCTTAGGAGCGAGTATTAAAGCAGTTGTTTCTCTAGCCGATCATTATGGATCAGTAGAAAAATTATTACATATCATAGAAAATAATATATATGATTTGACATCTGCTGGTGGCTTTGGTTTTAAGCGTATAGATGAATATGGCTTGAAAAAAGGTATTAGTATTGACTCACCACAAAGAATTAGAGCTGGTGCTTTATACGTTATAGAACAAATGGTAGCACTTGGAGATACAAAGCTTAGTATTGATAAATTTGAAGAAAACTTATGTGACATATTAGAAATTGATGAGGTTGACGATGAAACATTTAGTTTGATTATCAACGATCCGAATGTATATTACGACAATGGATATATCAGTTTAAAGAAATATCGAAGAGAAGAAGAACTAATCGTAGAGCATTTAAGAAGAATAAGAGATAGTTTCACCTCATATGATACAAACGAGCTTGAAGATATTATCAAAATGAATGAGGATCGACTAGGTTTCACATTCAATGAGCAGCAAAAAGAAGCGATTAGGAAAGCTGTAAGCAACGGAGTATTTATACTTGATGGACTCGCTGGTTCAGGTAAGACTTCAAGTTTAAAAACCGCAATTGATATTATCGGTTTACCACATGTTGCTTGTGCATTGAGTGGTAAAGCAGCAAACGTACTGTCACAAAACGGACTAAAAGCAAAAACTATACATAGAACACTTAGATTTGATCCAGTGAATTTTGGTTTTTTACATAACGAAGAAAACCCATTGAGCGAAAAAGTAGTTATTCTAGATGAAGCCTCAATGGTTGATAATAAACTGTTTTTAGACTTAATTAAAGCTGTGGAAAGCGGTTCTCAATTAATGATTGTAGGAGACAGTGGACAATTACCTTCGATCAGTAGAGGAGCAGTATTTGACAACTTACTTGATACAACAGAATTTGAACATGTAACTCTAACTGAGGTACATAGACAAGCAAAAGAGTCTGGCACATTACAAGTTGCTAACAAGATACGTGAAGGTACTCAATTTAATGGTTACACTGATTATGGCTTAACTGTTTATGGTGATAACAAAGATTTTTATTACTTTGGTTTCCAAGATAGAGCGGCTATTAAAGATAATTTATTACATACTGTGAAACGTTATTTAAGTAATAAGGATATGAACCCAAATGATATTCAAGTTATTACTGGTTTAAAAGAAAAAGGAGAATTGTCAGTAGTTAACTTGAATAAAGAATTACAAGAATTGTTTAACCCTCAGAAAATAGTTCAAAATACATTGACTGGTAAGGTTTATGAGTTTAGAAAAGGTGACAGGGTTATTCAGCAAGGCAACAAATACACTGCTAGAACATTAGGTTATAGTGATTTCCAAGATGTAGCGAATGGCTTTGCGTTATTGGAAAACAAGACTTTCGAAGAAACTGAAGTATTTAACGGTACATTTGGAGAAATCATTGAATGTGCAAGTGGTGTAGGAATGTTGATTAAATTTGAGGGTGTGGAAGAATTAGTATTCTACGAACATACTCAGAAAACTAACGAGATAGGTATAATTGATTTAGGATATGCAATTAGTTGTCACCGTTCACAAGGTAGCGGGTTTAAAACATTGGTTGGTGCATTATCATTTAGTGATTACATGTTGCTAAGTAGACAATTTTTATACACAATGCTAACTAGAACGATCAATCAATGTTTCTTATTTGCAGAAACATCAGCAGTACATTATTCGATTAAAACTGATAAAGGTAAAACTAGAAAATGTTTTATCAGTGAATTTTTAGAACACTAAAAGAAATAAAATATAAAAATTAAAGAGGAAAAATCATGGAAGAAAAGCACTTACTAACTGAAGAAGAGATTAGAAACATTAGAAGAGAAATATTTAAAAATAATGGCAAAGTTGTGATACCGAGAGGTGTCATAACTTATCTTAAAAATAAAAAAATGAGCGTATCAACTAAAGGTAAAATACTATATGCTTATATTGGTATAATACTGTGCTATCATAATGCTTACCATACATACAGAAAACATCATATGCACTTATCAAATATTCTAGATGTTATGAATATTGGTTGGAGTAAATTAGTTAGAAAAGAGTTTACTAAATCAGGGTTTTTTGAAAAAGAAGGCTATATTACTCATCAAAATTATTTACCGTTGTGGTATGAGTTATCTAAGACAAAAAGCAAAGACAATAAAGAAGTCATATTCGCTAATCATAAAACAACTAATGATTTAACTCGTGATGAACTATTGGAAAAAGTTAATAACTATGAGAACAGATACAAAATCTGTATTGAACCCACTTTACATATTTATGGCAAGAAAGTTAAAAAAGGAAGAGGATATCAAATTAAACAACAACCTCTAAATATTGAACCAGTAGACTATATCATGTTTGATTTAAAGACCATTGAGAAGGTGTTAACTGGTGAATTATCAAGTGGAGCATTATTTTACATAGCCTATTTAAAAGGCATTACTGGAAACAACAACATAACAGACAAAGACAAGTTTAAAACGTCAGTAAGTCAAATAGCAGTGGGTTTAGATATAACAGAGATAACAGCGAGAAAATTTCATAAAGAAATAAGAGATAATTTTGGTGAAAAATATTATAAATTAAATCAAGTGACTAAGAAATATAATGGTGGTTTAATTAGTATTGTGTATTTGAATTTATCTAGGGAAATTTAATATTTGATATAGGGGTGTGCTTACCAAAAATAATGGTAGTATACCCCTAATGACATTTTGAGGACTTTTATATATACCTCCTATAAGTAAGACTATATATATAATAATCTGTTAAGAGAATATACTTATAAAAGGGGGATAAAATTGTCCTCAAAATCTATAAATTTTACTGTACAAAGACAAGTTTAAAACTCAAGTACATCAAGGGTTCTACACAACTTTTTTACGATCATTTTTAGTGAAAAGAAGTCTGGGAATTATGGTAATAAATTAAAACAAATTTACTCAGAAAGCTTGATTTAATAGGGTTTGTACTTGAATGGTTTGATTAATAATAACAATTTGGGTACAAAAACATATATCTCCTAAAAGTAAGACTATTTATATATATTATTAACTGTTAAGAGAATATACTTTTAAGAGGTGAAAGAAAATATCCTCAAAATTTTAAAAAATTACTGTACACAAAACCATTTGAAATTCAGTCATATCAAGGGACGTACATAACTTTTTTAGTGCGTTTTTAACAATTACAAGTTGGTTGCTTAACTTCTCAAGCATAGCTTTCGCAGTTATAGCACCCTTCATGAATTGCAGTCGTTACACGACTTTATTCATGGCTAATGTGACTTGTTTGGAAATAAAATATAACACAATCATTTTTAAAGGCATTTAGAGAGCCATACAGAGCATTTATAAGTTTTGGGATAAATAATACCAAAAAGATATTTCTTGAGCAATTAGGGGTGTCTATGTGGATCTCAGAGGTATGTATGAACTGAAATTAAATTGTAGGATGAAAAGTGAGAATATATTCTTAATTATTGATCATGAAATTTTGGTAAATTAGGTAAATGCATTTTAAGGTATCTCAGAAGCTCATAGAGAAACGATACATCATTTTGGATAAATAATACCAAATAAGATTTAAAGCCTCTTAAATAAGCTCTCAGATATCTTAAAATGCATTTTAAATAGTTTATAAAATAAAATATAAAAACATAGAGAATGATTTTAGTTTCAAAGAAAACTGAATTTAGTAAGTTGGATAAACCAAATAGTAAGTATGTTAAAGCAGTAGATGAAGATGAATAGATTATGAAGTTAGATGACTATTTAGATTTCTTTTTGAAATTTAAGTAGTCTTTTTATTTTAGATAAGCATTAAAAGTGGATCAATACTAGTAACACTATGTCGATTGATGAATTGGATAAATTTGAAATTTAGCAGATAGATTACAATGTTTTGTGATTATTAGTTTAGTGTTTATAGGCTTAATTAATTATTAATGACTATAAGAATATAATTATTAAAATTTTACTTTTATAATTGAGAATTAATTTTCAGATTGGTTAATGTAATGCTAAAAGAAATTGCAGCATAGCTAGTGATCAATGAAAAGTAAATGAATATGATTAAAAGTCAGATGAGTGAATAAGATTGGTGATATAAGTGTTGAGTGATAGATATTGATACAATGCTATTTAGGAAATAATCAAAGAAAAAATTTCGTCATTTAATGATTGTGATTTTAGGTGTCTAATAAAGTGGTCAATTTTCAAAAATCAAAGTTAAAATTTTAGTTGTAGTTTTGGAAAAATGGATGGAAATAAAATGAGATGAAATTGCTATGAAGTGATTAAAATTTTAATTAAATCATTTAATTTTTGGATTGAATGGAGTGGAAATTAGACTGAATTTACGAGTGGGAAATATTGATTTGGTGAGATTGGTGAGTTAAATAAAGTGGTGAAAATTGAAGAAGTGATTGGGAAATGAGTTGGAATAGTTAGGAATATTGATGAGATGATTGAGTGATGAAATTTGAGTGAGATGGAAATGGATAAGATGAGTGAAATTTGATTGATCAGTGATGAGATTGATGTGGGATATTTTGCTGGTGGATATAGTAAAGTGCGTGATTTTGTAACAGTGCCGGCGAAAATTTCACAACAAAGCGATTTCAAATCTTTAACATATCCCCCCACTAAAAAGCCAAGTAATACCAGCATTAAAAAAGGTAAAATAATAATAGTTATATTACTTTTTGATCTACACAACGTTATTATTATATGTATTTTCTTTTTACTGCAAAATAACGGAATATATAAGACGATTTAAACAATTTAATGATGATCTACTTAATTATATTTTTATTTGTGCTTTGTACTGAGTGCATAGATAGAAATAAATTTTTTTAAATTTTTTTAAAACGTTTTGAGCGTTCAAATATTGTTAAGAGACACCAAAACCAACACACACATACATACTCACATTATCCCCAAATTATCCACACTCTCACACATTCCAACCATACACACGCAGCCACAACAAACCACACACACAACACCACACAATAATATAAATAACTAATCACATAAATATAAACGAACACAAAGCAAACACACCAACAACCAAACAACCTACACACTCACACGCTCAAAAAATCAAAAAATCAAAATTACCAACACAAGCAAATTAAACAAAAACAAAATAAAGAAAACAATAAAATGAACAATAAAACAAAGAATAAAGAAACAAACAAATTAATAAACTTGATAATATTAATATCAATCATTGATCTAGATCACACACATTTATTTATTACGCACACTTACACACTAGCCACACGCTTATATATTGCCTTGCTTTGCTACCTTGCCACACTATGCACACATACATATACATGTATGACTATGTTATCACTATATACACACATACACATATATATACTATACACACATACATATATACTTAATCATATATACACATGCATATATACTATATACATATACACATATATATATATACATATATAGCCACATACATATACACCATACGCACACACGCATATATACACATCTATATACACATACACACATAATAATAAGATCATACATATAAATAATAACTATCACTTAATAACTTATTATGATCTTAATTGTATTCATCTATTCATTGAATACATACACACATATAAACATATGCACATATATATAATATACACATCATACACGCACGCATTAACAATATATATAATGATAATGATCTTATAAATGTATGTACTTGATAATAAGATCAACGCATATATTAAGCAGCCAAACAATAGAATAATATAATAACCAATACACCTAATATATTAATAAGATCAACCAACTAAATAAGATCAATAAACAAATGAGATATATATAATAATATGAATGATCTTAATTATATTTATATACTTAACACATAGCCATACACACGCATATAATAGCCATATTACGCATATATTAATATGCTTGTACTTACTACACACACATATATATACATGCTTGTATATGTGTTATATGTACGCTATGCATTAGTGCTATTATGCTAATACATGTATGTATATATCTAATTAATAATATAATGATCTATCAAAATAAAAGGGTATTTATACACTTAATAATACAATTGATCTATTTAGTAACTTACTTATTATATATTTTATTTCTTAAAGTGGTATAATTATATATGTAATAAGGATAACAACTAAATAAACGAATTGAACAATTCCAAAATGTTCAATAATTACCGATTAAGACACAACAAAAAGAAGTTATAAAAAAACTTCAAAAATATTAACAAAAGTGTAAAATTGGTATATATATCTTATAAGAAATAAGATATAATAAAATTAAGTTAATGGTAGTTATAAAACACTTCACACACTACCGCAAATCATCGCTTTTAAACCTCACAACTTCAAAAGCTGAAAGGCGTTGCCACTTAACGCCAGAAATTTAAAAACAAAAAAGGAATGAGAAAAAATGAACGAAAAAAAATACAACGAATTGAAAACTAACATCAAAAAAATATTTAAAGATAATACAGAAATTGCCAAAGGTATTAAAAATATGATTGATGCTTTTTCAGAAAATTGTCAAGCAACTAAACAAGATGTTTTATTTGTAACTATGAAAGAATTTACAAAAGAATACCAAGCTTCATCAGTTTTACAATTCTATCATTATCTAGGGAATATCAAACGTGATGAAGTTGTAAACATGATAAACTTTTTAGAGTTATGTAGACAAAAAGAGGTTTAATATCTTAGAATCAAGAAATTTAAAAAATAAAAAGGAGTTTTTAAAATGGAATTATACACAACTGAAAAAGGTACAAAACTATATTATAGCACTGATTACGATCTAGGAGGCTATAACCATTTTACCGGACAAAACAAAGCAAGAGGCTATTATTTGGAAGTACGCCGCAACGCTAGGGAGTTTGGAGCATTTGAGGACTTAACACAACCAACGGGAGCGGCAAGAATGCTATTAATTGAAGTTACAAGAAAAAGCAAAAAGCAAGAAACAAACGCCGCAAGCATGGCACTTGAGAAAGTCGAAGAGATCGCACAATATTATAATTTATAAACGGAGGTTTTAAAATGTTTACATTGTTTGTTGCCATCATTGGTTTTATTGGAATAGGTTATTTATTAGGTAACAAAGAAATACAAAAAAGTTTATTTCCTGAGGGCGAAGAATTTAAGGAACGTTAAAAATGAAATTTAAAAAGTATTAAAGAAATAAAATATAATAAATAAATTAATAAGGAGATCAAAAAATGAAAATTATTGAACTATTTGACAAAGTAGGACAAGCGGAAACAATTAACAATTTAACTTATCAAATCGCACAAAATGGCGTTAGTATTAGCGATCTAAAAGGCTATGTAATAGCTGATATAGAATATAATGATGGTTATTGCGATTTAACTATATATGATAGTGAAAATCTAGATCATTCATATTATGCAGAAGTAGAAACTACGGACGATGTAGAAAACGCAATAAAAAAATATAGTAATTTAGAAGATCATAAAATAATTACTTTAACAATGGATAATGGAAGTTGTAACGATTTTAAAAAGATTTCTATTAATTTTGAAAGTGTTGAAACTATTGAAGAACTGGCAAAAAGTTATTTTAATTGGAGAACATCAACAAAAAAATACAAATCAATTTATGACAGATTACTTTCAATTGGTTCAAAAAGATATGATGAATTTATTTTATATTGTCATAAATTAGGATATTAAGGAGATCAACAAGATCATAAATATATCATTTTTATTGATAATTTAATGATCTGACAAAGTAGGGATATAATAAAATGGATATTTTAACACTTGAAGGCACTGAAATATATATAAATTCTTTAGGGCTGCAAGATCAAAAATTGATATATAGAACAGAATTAAAAAATGAGAAAGAGGCAGCCGCCAAAATAGAAAAGTATTTAAATAGTAATTATTTAGATCACTCAAAAATAGTAGATCATAATTACAATGATTTTAAATATTTGTATATTGTCACTATGTTTAATGGTTTTAATACTTTAATAGGCTTTAAATTCTCAAGTGTAACGATATAAAAATTTCTTGAATTTTAAGAAATAAAATATAATAAAGTATTGAAATTTAAAAATATATGTGTATAATAGATCTTGTAAGGATAAGTAATTAATAAATTACAAACTAAAATTTTAATTTTAAGGAGTGTACGCAATAATGTTAAATATTGAAAATTTAATAAATAGAAACATAGTAAAAATTAATGAAAAAGTTAGAAATGAAGTATCAGAATACTTCAAGGGTTTTGAGGAAATAACAGAAATTGAAGATCAACAATTTTACAATAGAATTCTTGAAGATTTAACAATTTTCTTATCTGTAAATAATTTATCATTTTCAGATGTACAGCAATATTATAGCAATAATGATATATGCGATGATTTTGATATTTACAGATTATTAAAATA